ATCCAGCATTCAGGATGATCAGCGATTTGTTCAAATGAGATATTCCCAAAATCCTGAATCCTCATACCATAACAATTACATCTATCTTGGCGGTCCACTTTATATTTACACCATCAATGCCTTGCACTCGCAATCTGACTAAGTTTCCAGAAACATCAACAAAGCAATTAAGGGCAGCATTGGACACAAATTCATCTTTAGCCGTTCCAACAAGAGACAATGATCCGTTATTATTGTAAGCAAACGCTTTCATAAAATATGATGCGTGATTGTTAGTTGTTGGAGCTCCTTGATCAAAGGCCACCACTTGCGCTTGGATTGATATTGCTTTATCAGTATTTTGGCGGAAATCTCTTAGAGTTGTAATTGTTGATGTGCTGGTCTCGCGTTCACCATACAGCGTTCTAATGTCCTCTGGATTTATGATGTTTATCATTGTGCCTTGGTACGAATATTTCGCGTTCACGCGATTAAAGCGAGGCCGAATGATTGAGCCGGTTGGGATATGTGAATTACCCGAATTAGTAAATTGAATACCAACGGAAGCGGATAAGCCTGATGTGTTGATAGATTCGAAAACGCAGTCCTCTAACACGTTATGTTTTACCAACGAAGAAGTCCCATCAGTGTTCCATATTACAGGTGGAGCTGTTTGTTTATTAGTTTGGAATGATACATTCCTAAATACGTTGCCTTGCGCTTGCTTGTTTGCTGCGATGGACCCATATCCAATGTATAAAGCACTTACAGCATTGGTTTCATCATTGCATTGAACAACACCACCAACAAAAGTATTCTGATCAGCCCTGCTCCCAAGTCTTATTCCGTAAGCATCACCACGTAATTGAGAACTAATAAAAGTGTTACCTATCCATCTATCTCCCAATATCATTGCAGTATTGCAATCAGTTGCCGCGCAGCTAATGAACGTGTTGAACTTTTGAAAGTTTCCATCAACCCCATTGTCGCGCTCTTCTCCGCAATAAAAGGCAGTATCTATATACTGCACCAAAACTTTTTTAAAAACAGACAAAGACCCATCTATCGCGGTTTCTTGAGCTCTTAAATCAAAACCGACGCCGTTGCTCATGTTAAAACGTTTGCCCATTATGAAAACATCATCTACAGCTACCTGATCAAAATTATTCATCTTCCAGCCGCTGCCAACGAATACATCGTTCCATATTCCAATTCTTGCGAATTGACATTTAAAAGCGCCTGATGTATCTAATACATAACCACTACTATTCCCGACTAGAGTTATGTCGTGAAAATCAATATTGCGCATAGGCCAAGGGCTGCCTTGCGTCGAGAAATCAAACAACGTCCCCGTTGTTTCTGTAAACTTTATAACTGTACGATCTGGATCTGCAACAGATATTCGACCATCGTCTCCTAATCTGCCCTCGCCGAATATAGAGAAATTCCTTGGTGTTGTCGATCCGGATGGGTTGTTCGTGGAATGATATTTTCCATATAATCTTCCACATAAATATACACCGGCTGGTATTATTCCTGCGCGTTGATTATTTACGCAATAATTAATAAACGCCTGAAGTGCGGCTGTGTCATCTGTTATGCCATCGCCTTTAGCGCCACCGGCAAAACTTGCATCTTTTGCGTTGACATAGGGAACTAACCCAGTAAGACTAGATCCTGATCCTGCCGGTCCCATTGGGCCTGGTGTGCCAATAATATTAGTAATTAATGGCGTTGGCTGGAGATTAATAACTGGCGAAGGATTATTATCACTAATAATATTGAATATGCCATCAGCCATACTAATTGCCTATTACATTGATATAAATTGGATAAGGCTCTGTTATCGTTCCGAGGTTATTAAATTTAATATTCCACCTAAGAAGATTTACCGGCCAATCGGATGTATCAACATCTGATTTCAGAAATTTGTATTTACCATTTGCAGCGTCAAGCGTTGTCGCAACAATGGATTCAACTAACGTATTGCCGTTATAAATTTCACTCGTTATGACATAATTTGAAATATTTACCGGCGTATCAACATTATTAAATCGGGAAACAAGCTGACCCTCTTTTTCAAACGTCGTGCCACGTTTAAAATCAATTACTTGATCCATAACTAAGAACCTTTAGACAATTGAAAATGCGGCCCATCTTTGAATGATTTCCAATCTCCACCCCATTCAATCTTAATATTTAATTCATAAGCCGCTTGCTTCATGGCTTTCGCTATCTTTTCGTAAAGTGGCCAATCCCATCTGATTTCACCGCCAACAATTGCAGCAAGATCAACAGCATGGCCGGTTATATGTCTGCTGTTCATCGTTTTAGATGCGCCAGCTTTTACTAACTCAGCTTGCCGTTCTTTAGTACGCAAGCCTTCGGTAACAGCAAAATCGATTTCAGAAAGTTCTAAAGCGCGATGAACAACACTAACCAGATCAACATCAACACCTTTCAGCTTATCTGTTGATCTCTGACTAAAACTATATGACATTATATTAAAATAGGCTTGGAATTAAATCTTTGATTGAAATCTTGCCGGATAGCACGCCGTAAAGCATTACCACGAAAGACATAATAAGAACAAACACAGAAGCAGCGCCAAGTCGCATGCCTGATATGAAACCTTTTGCGTGTACAAATCGATCATGAATTTCTGAAAGTTGCTTTTCCATTATCTCAACTCTATTTAAAAGCACTTCATGACCTTTAATTAACTTATCAGCACACTCAGGACTCAGCGGACATGAGTCTGAATCTCTACGCCGTTCTAATCCAGTTCGTCTTTCCATATTTAAAAGAATAGAAGTGAAAAAATCACGCCAAGCAGCGCACCAGAAACAAGACCGGCACAAAAAACAATGATCGCAAAATCGTTATCTTTGCCTTGTTTGAACTCTTCTTGTTCTGTAACTAAGTAATCCTCAGCAACTTTGATCAGTTTATTGATTTCATTTTCAGCAACTTCTTTAATATCAAATACATTGCTTTTTTGAATCGTCTGCTTTGCTTTTTCGAATTCGTTAAATATGTTCATATGTCCTCAATCTAAGTCAAACCATCTTCATTGCCATCGTTGTAATCACGATCAAGCCAACTATCAAACCGCATAAACACTTCAAAATTAGTTTCGTTTATATGTTGCATTACGATATTAAAAATCACGCCACCGAACGGAACAAATTCTTTTTGCTCCCATCGGATTTTATTTAATGGTGTTGTTGCGTATGTGGCTTCTATTGCGCTATTTACATCCGCATAGATTGATCCAGGCATTTGATACAGCCAGCCTTTTAGCGCATATAGACTTACTGTCTTACGATGGTGATCAAGGAGCCATTGCCAATGTGATGGAATATAGTTAAATGAGTCTGTAATATAGCCGCCAATATAAGGAACAGCTCCGGGATTACCTCGTGCGTCGGTACCATGCCGTTTTACCCACATACCAACTTGCCCAGAAATAATTGAATTACCATCTGATGGCGTTTCGTATTGATATATCCCGTCATTTTCTAATAATGCTTCTTCAACGAATCTGATTGGGCCATGTGTGACTGTATTCCAGACAATACTTGCGCCAGGAGGTACTGTATAGCTAACGCTGAAACCGACAGCTTCTTGTTTGCCGTCCGCCGTGTTATATAAAATAATGTTATTAGCCATTATTCTCCTTCATCCCACAATTCAGCAGCATCCCACAGACTAATCATTTGCGCGTCCGTATACGACATTTCTGTTTTTATTATGTCCCAGATGTTGCCACGCGCTTTAACGTTTTTCTTATTTTCCCACCTAACTTTATTCATTGGCGATGCTGCATAGGTAGCAGTGACAGCGCTATCGATCGTTGTTAAAAGGCTTCGGTCGTGCAGTTCAAATTTAAGCTGCCACGTTCTAATAATCTTATCGTAAGCTGCTTCAATTGCGGCAAGATGGCCGGTGATATAACTACCACTTAATAGATGTAAAGATGGCGATGTTTGCCTTGTAAATTTTCCAATATTTGCTTGTATTTCCGCATCAGTCCAAGGTGCCCCGACATCATTAATCGCTTCACCGTCAACTAATTCATCCCAAACAAGCGTATCGCTACCCAACGTATACGATCCGCTTTCTTCGATGACATAAACAACTTGTTGACCACTTACTTTATTAACGATAATGTTGTAATTAGCCATAATTAACCCACATCCAATTTAACAATATGAAAGTAAGCGCCGGTAGTAGAAGTCAATCCAGTCGTTTGTGGATGCGCTCTAAGAACTGTACCGGCAACAATTGTGCCAGTAAAACTTATCGTTCCAGTAGATGCCGCCGGAGCGGAAGCCAGTCTATCCCCAACTGCTGGAGCGGCAACAAGAGAAGCAGCATTCTTGGATATATGAAGTTGTATTGTTCCAGCAGGCTCATGATAAGTTACGCAATAAACACCGGTTATATTTACTGTAAAACTAGCGCCGTTCGTTGCGCTTAATGCGCCAGTAACAGCAGTTCCTGTGCTAATTGCAGCGGTTCCGAAGTTACGGATGAATGTATTTGTTGTTCCATAACCTGCGCCGGTTTCATATCTAATTTCGCTTTTTGTCACAGCTGCAGAAGCAGGAGGAACTATAACAATGCGCCAACTTGCAACCGTGCCGCTACCGCCAACTGATACAGGATCAAGCGTTAAGTTAGTACCGCTGTAAGCATTTACCTTACAGATCATGAAATTATTCGTGTCTGCCGTGGCGGTGGACATTACAGACACCCACATGCCTTTTAGAAATGATAGGCCTGCTTGCGTAACGAACACTTTACCGGCTGTAGTATTTATCGTGTGCGATGATGTACTGGTTCCGGTGAATGTCCCATTATTGAAACCAACAACGGTTTGGATTAATTCATCAACAAAGTTTGGAAAAATTGACCCAAAAAAATTATTGAAGTAAGCAGGAAATCCTGGATCGGTTTTCGCTGGCGCTGGATCGACTGGCGTTAATGGCATTATGTAAGTTCCTCAATATCTAGTTCACAATAGTTCAAGCCTGGAAATGAAATAACCACGCGGAATGTTTGAAAGAATCCATGCGCTACGGTGTACTCGTAAGAATCAGAAGAAACACCGACAAAAACACACGGAATTGAAAGCAGTTGTCTAAGTAGCTTGTTAATACGATTTGTTTCTGCCTGGCCAATTTCAAGCTTGAATGACATCAATTTGACGTTATCTTTTTTAGTCAACGAAACAACGTTGTTTACATCTGTGGTTTTTATTGAATAATCTTTAATGCTGATGCCTGCGCCGTACTGCATCTCACCGATTTCATAAGCTTTCGCGCAAACGAACCGGCCCATTTTCACAGTACCGGAACCTGACAATGTTATTGTTATGACTGGCTGCGTTATAACTTCAGGAAAATCTAATTCAATATGGTCAGACTTTTGAACAAATGGCTCAAAGAACCATTCGTAATAGCTTGTTACCTGTGTGGCGTCTAGCAATATCGTTTTATCGTAGACCGTTGTCGTACCGTTATCTGTAGCTAATATGCGCAGTTCTTGACCAACCAAATTAATGAACGCCAAAGAACTAATGCTTTGCCCGACATTAACTGTAAAAATAATATTGTCAGCCTGCGATACCTGCGTTGATGAAAGCGCATCAATCATCTTATAAGCATTCACATAACCCTCATCCGCCCATCTAGAAGCATCGTTCTCTGGCAATGTTGCATTAATTCCAGCTATTTGATTTCTATAAATCTTATTCGTGGTTGTTCTGATCACCTTGGTCCCGACGGTGTAGCTAGTTGCAGCATTCCACGCAGCAAAATCATTCACTGGAACGTTGGTTGAAGAAACCATCGCTGGTGTAATATCAACAGGCTTTAATATATACATACTTACGTCCTAGTTGCTGGCATTCCAACTTTCTCCCAGCGTTCAAGCGTTTCTGTTGATCTTAGATTGATACTTGCGACCTGCGCGGTAAGTTGTGTGTTAACTTTCTGCTGATCATCTAAGCGCTTATTCATTGTTTCAAGCTGCTTCAGTATGTTTTCATCAACCTCAAGCCGTTGTTTTTGTCCGTCATTGCCAACTTCACGCAATCTAGCCTGCACGAAAGTGAATAGATCGGTTTGATTTGATAACGCAATCTGTCCAGTTTCTAACAACGTTTTAGCCGCTCTATCTATTAATCCGGTAGCTGAACCATCACCAGATTTTGCGCGGTTGATAACATCGTTAAACTGCCTTTCAGCCTCTTTAAGTCTTGCATCAGGTGACAATGTGGTAAATTTTTGATCAAGTAAAAGATCATTTGCAAGACTAGAAGCCGCTTCTTTTAATTGTCCGAATGCGCTTTTTAATCCACCGGCTGCACCATCTAATCCTTCGAACGTATCAAGTGCGCTATTGAATAAAACGTTGTATTGCTTCTGGTTTATAGTGCCTTGCGCTAACGCATTATTGATGCGTAAGAAAGCAACCTCAAAGCTTTCTGGATCGAATGCTTTAATTCCGTCTAGCAATAACGAAATGTCCCTGATCGAACGATTACTTTCATCAGCAAACGCGCTGCTACTTGATAGTTTCTTCGCAACATTTGCCGCATCGATCGTTGTTATTACACTTGACGCGATGCTTGCGGCCTGCGATATTAATTGCGCTTTGCTTGTGGTTGAATTTTCTTTTCGTGCTGCGTTAAGTCCGAATATGCCTTTATCACCAGCACCTTTAAATCCATCGATTACAGCTTTTGCACTTTTACCGAATACAAAACTTACGCTATTTAATCTGCCAATAGCTTCAGTTGCTTTTGCAATTGGCTCACCGGCTTCGGCAGCAGCTTCTGCTAATTGCTTAGTTTGTTTTTTAAGATCGTTAAAATAAAAGCCGATGCTGCTTAAGCCTTCCTTGGCTAGTCCAAGGCTTGCTTTATTGATGCGATCTAATTGCGCAGCAGTATCATTAAGCAAATCAACTGCATCATCAGCGAATCGGTTTAGTTCACCGATCGCACGCGCATGTTGTTCTGCTGTGATCTTGCCTTCATCTAATCTTTCGTTTAGCTCATCGATTGCTTGACCGTATGCAACAACATCAGCACCACGCTGTTCACGGCCATTAGCAACACCTGAGAATCTAGCATTATTAAAATTACGCTGTGCAGCCAATACGCCAGCAATACCGTCACCGGTTGGAAAGTTACGCCGCAATGATTGATTCACCGCCAGCGTTCTTGCAAATCCACTAACCGCATCGCGAATGCTGTTTGATGTGTCACCACTAGCCGTAACGATCGCATCTTTAATACTGTTTGAAATCGGCGTAATGACGCTGCTTGATGTGATCGTCCGTGTCAGTTTTGCAAGTAGCTGATCAACGTTCTGCGTTCTCAGCGCATTTGCACTTACGTCACGAATTAAGTCACTAGACAATCGCGCCATGCTGTCAGCTAACGCAGCATTGAAAGCACCGGCATTGAATTTTCCGTTTGCGTCTGTGAAACTATCTGAACGTGGCCCGCCTTTGATAGCTATTTCATTAGCTAACAATGCAGCAGCATCACCGGCACGCAACAACGCATCACGTAACCCAGTCGCAGATTCTCTGAGCGCATTCTGCGCTTCCTGCGTTGCTTTTAATTGCTCGTTTTGTAATGCTTCTTTTCTTTCACGCGCCGCTAATTCTGCGCGTCTAGTTGCTACTCTTATTTGTTCTTCGGTTGCCTTCTGGATTTGCTCGGTTACTTTCTCAACCGTCAAGCCTAGATCGCCCGTTGCGTCAGTGATCTGCTTAAACATAGGCGCAATATCTAACAAAGCGTTGTACATTTTTTGACCAGCTTCTGTAGTCAAGTCTTGAGACTGTACAAGCTTTTTAAATTCTTCGTTTGTGTCTACAAATCCTACGCCAAGCTTATTAAGTTCTTTCGTTACCGTCTCAACAACCGGCGCTAACTTTTCTTCAGCAGTTAAAAAGTTATCTATAAAGAAAGAAGTTTTAGCGCTTAATGCCTCAATACCGCCTGACGCATCCACAAACGCCGTACGCGCCTCAAATGAAACATCTGATAAAAATGCCTTGGTCTGTTGTAATGTTGCCCCTAACGTTATTCCTACGCTTTGCAGTGCGTTAAATTCGTTATTGATTCGGCGTAACGTATCAGAAGCAGACTCGCCAGCCTTTCCAATCCCTTCAAGTGATGGCATTAACTCAAGCGCCATCTTATCGCTGATCTTGCCTATCTCTTCAGCTAGTTGTTCATCCGTAAAGCCTTTTCCTTTTTCTGTGGCAATATTGATGCTTGCTGAGAAGTTATCGATTGCTGATGTACTTAGGCCTAGATTGTTGGATATTTCGCGAAATGAACTAGAGATACCTTTTATGCTAGTATCTAAGAACAAGCCGATCTCTTTCGATGCTTTGCTCATTTCTTGAGCAAATTTATCTAGCTTGCCGGTAAATTCATCGATAGTTTTGCCGGTGTCAGTATCGATCTTGACACGTTCTACCTTGTCACTAACCAGTAACCCGCCTTGTGCTTTAAACTTAGTTGATGTAATGCCTTGAAAGTCATTAGACGTAAAGTTACCAATTAGATTGGTTTCTTTTTGTTTAAGCGGACCGCGGCCAAATAAGCCATTAAGCAATGGAACAATAGGCAAAAAGTCGCCAAGAATAGGAATATTTCCTACAGCATTGATTGCCTTACCGAATCCACCGCCTAACTTTTTATCACCGGCCAATCCACGAAAAACAGAAGTTGCTACAGCAGCCGCCAACAAAGGAGCAGCAGCAGATGCAAATGAAGCGCCAAAACCAGAAGCACTTAATGATGTTCCAGCACCAACGCCATTTGCTAACGCTGAACCAGCACCGCCTAATCCACCGACGCCAGTACCAAGCGCAATGTTCCTTGATGTGAATAAGCTGGCAAATGATTTACTTAGCGAACCAAAACCATCTTTTATTGCTAGGCCAATACCAGACACACTTGATTGTCCGGTCTTTCCAACAGAGTCACCGCTTAATGATGAAAATAAAGCGTTTAAATTTCCAGTTGGTTTATTAAAGATCGCGCCAAGAATGTCAGCGCTTAAAGCTTGCGCTAGCATTTGTTGGATAGCGCGCTTAAAGCCATCCACCATACCTTTTAGATCGCCATCAAACGCTCTAAACAAGCCATCACTAAAGGCATCCTGGATGTTTCTTTGTGATTGAATCGCAAACTGCGAAATAGAATCGAAGCTATCTTTTGCCGTAGTTTTTGTTTTACTTAACTCATCGCGTGCCTTTTGCAAAGCTCTACTATAAGTCTCCATGCTTAATCCACCTTGTGGCATATTAAGCAGTTGGTTTAATTCTTTTTGCGTTTCTGCAAAACGTTCGTCAGCAGTTTGGACTGATTCTGTTATGCTTTTGACTCTGGCAAGTTGGCTTTCAAGCCGCTTTGCTGCTGCTGTTTCTTTCTCAATTCTGTTAATAAGCGGTCCCGCTGCATCCAATACACCAAGCTTCGCCGCCTCCATACGTTTGATTTCAAAGGTGGTTTTGCCAAGCTGCGCAGCCTCCTTATTTAACGAATCGATGAAACGTTGTGTTTCTGACACTTGCGCTTTGGTTGCAGCGATAGCCTTGGTTGTTTCAGCCGGTACTTTAGAAACAAAATCTAGTGTCTTTTTAAGGCCGCCATTGCTTACCGTTTGACTAATTGCCTTATCGCCGTTGAGGATGGTCTCTATAAATTTGTAGTATTCCGTTCTAGCTTTTGCGGAATCTTCAACAAACGATTTACCAATAAACTTTGCACCTTCGAAATCTAAACTAGCAAAAGCAGCAATTTGCGCAGCACGGGCCCCAATCTCAGTCCCTAGTTGCTTAAATGTATGAGCAACCGTGAAGCCTGCGATCGCAATACCTTTCAGCACGCCTGATACGCCTTGCGCAACTGCGTTAAACGATCCAAATTGATTGGACGAATTTATAACAGCGGTTGTAATGTTCAGCAAAGTAGGCAACAACTGCGCAGCAAATCCGGTGTACAAAGCTTGAACTTGCGCACTCACCATTCCTAAGTTCTCACCAAACTGTTCAGCCTGTGCTGCTGACTGTGCTGACACGCCGGTGAATTGATCAACACCAGCCGCAATATCGTTAAGCACTGGTATTAAATCAGCGCCGCTTTTACCGAATAGCTCAGTTGCTAATGCCGTCTTTTCTGCACCGTCTTTATATTCCTGTAAAGACTTAGCCACATCGATGAACACATCAGCAGACTGTCTTAGTTCACCGTTAGAATCACGTGCTTTAACATTAATCGATTCCAGCGCGCGAAATACTTGATTAGCTGGGCCATCGATACCAGCCATACCACGCGCAAGCCTGCTAATCGCCGCTTCAGTTGGTGCAAACGATTCACCGACCGCTCTAACCGATTGTTCAATTCTTGATAAAGTGGTTACGCTTGAGCCGGTTTTCTGTGCAGTATCATTAAGCGCACCCAGTACATTAATGGCTTCATTCGTTCTGCTAATAACTGAATCAATACCAGCGAACGCCGCAACAAATCCGACAACGTTCTTACCAGTCTCAACTAAGAAATCCTGCGCACTCGATGCCGCATCATCAAAGTTACGCTGTGCATTTTTGGCGAACGAAAGCGCAGCTTGCTCAGATCGATCTAGGCCTTGAACATATTCCGCATGATCAAGCGCTAGCTTAACGACTAAGCTACCTAATGCTGACATTTATTTCTTTTCTCGATTAATGAATTCGATTACTGAACGTTCCATGACTTGCACATCATTGAATAAACTGATGCGCTTATCTGGTTGCACTGCGTAAATATCAAATAAAGAATTTACAGATGGATAACTAATGCCTAAGCATTGGCCCATCGGTGTTACATTCCATTGCGTAGTTAATGCCATGAAGAAATTGAACGATTCCCAGTTTTCTTCCCAGACTTCGCAATCATTACTATCTTCTGGCGATACTCGCGCGATGAACTTATCAATGATTTCTTGTGGCGCGTTAGCTGCTACAAGACTGTCTATCATGTCTTGATCAACCTTAATGCCTTCTGGTTTAGATGATTTCCTGTCGCCAGCCCAGAATCTGGCGACTTCCTCTAGTTTTTTTCTCTTGCCTTAACGATTGACGTCCAGAAAGCAAGGCTTAACCCGTGAACTGCTTCAGGTATCTTCAAAACAGCTTCAAGTGTTTCTTCGCTGTATTCAACCTGGCTTCCTTGATCATCGATCAGATCAGACCAGCCGACTAGTTTTCTACGCAGAACATCCTGTTGGGAAATGGCTTTAAGTTCTTCAAGTTCATCCATGTCAGTACGTTTAAAAGTAGCCATGAATATAGACTTATCATGACTGCCTTTATCATTCGCTGTTTGGACTTCTACACGCGCTTTAAATGTTGGATTCAATGCAATTTTAAAAGCCATTATTTCACCACCATCACAAGTTCGTCGTTGCCAGTGTTAGGCTGAAATTGCAGGCCAAGGCCAAGCATCACAACACCGTCAGAATCGCTATAAGTCGGATCAGTCAAACCGACTTTAGGCGCATCAAATTGAATAATATTTCCAGCACCGACGCCGTGGATAATCTGCATTGTGTTCAATGTTCCAAGCCTCACGATCTCATGCCATGCTTTAGTTGCAACGGAAGTCATTTCGATCGTTGTATTTCCGCTTGGCTTTCTGTCTGTCAGAACCACATCTTCAAAGCCGATCAAGTTACGGTAAGCAATTTGGTTATTCATAGAGATGCTTACGCTTTCCATTGCGCCAGTGACACCATGAATCGTTCCTGTTGGTGTATTTAGCTTATTAACCGCAAACGGTTCTTTGAATCCGGTAAAATCCGCACCACTTGGAACAGCTACATCAGTAGGCGCCTGATAAAATCCAGTAAATTTAAATTTCATCATCGGAATACTGCGTGATGAAAGTTCGAACGTAACGTCACCACGACAACCAAGCATTTTATGCAAGTGCCCGTCTAAGTAATAATAGAGTGTTATTGTCTTTAGAGAAGTCGAAACAGGCGCATAAGTTACACTTACCCCTGCCTGTGTTGTTTTTCCAAAAGCGCAAGCCTGTAGCAAAGGGTCCCATTTTGGCGTTGAGCCTGCTGTCCCAGCAGAAGCAAGTTCAACCTCAATTTCCATTTCTGAATAACTCATTACCTGAATCTTTCCTGAGTTACCGAAATAAGGCCTTACCACATTACGATCAGCGAATTGAGCTACCGCAGGCTGTGGATTAGTGACGCGTGCCAATATTGCGTCTGCGTTCGCCACCGGATTAGCATCGGTT